CCCGATGTTCCTGGTACTGGTTGAGGTCCAGTGGCTCCGGACGCGACTGGACCTGTAGCACCTGTTGCTCCGGTCGAACCTTGAGATGCTGGTGCGGATCCTGGCGTTCCAGTACCTTGATTATTTTGAGTTGATGTTGCTTTTTGTGTCTCTTGTTCTTGCTTTTTTAAATCAGAGGCTTTAAACCTAGTTGATCTTTCATCGCTATTTGCATTAAATGCTACGTTGCCTGCTTGACTTGCTAGATTATCAGCTCTGTTGGATGAGGTTAGACACCTTGCCTCTAAGGCTTTATACTTAATGTCTACTAGGCGATCTTTGACTCTAGTCGCATCACTACCTATACTTCCAAACTGACTCGCAAGTGCGTTAGCGGCATCTGAGGCTGTTAGAGAAGATTTTTGTCCAACCGCGGTGTCATAGTCGCTTCTTAATCTATTTAAAATAGATAGTTCTTGATCTATTTGAGCGTCAAAACTGCTACAATCTGCCATTATTATTCTCTAGTTCAGGGTTCACATGCGTATAAATAGCATGTCTGTGTATTATTTATCGCCCTAAAAATCACCAATATTGTATTCTAGGCTTGACATTTTATGTCAAGTCGTGTATCATTTTTACAACAAATAACAAGAGGTATTATGTCTACAGCGAAGAAACCTGTCAACTATCTAAACAATAAAGATATTTTAAAAGAGATTCATGCAAGCAAAACTAGTTATTGCTGCTATAGCCGACAAGAATATCATCAATATGATCTAATCATCGACATGCCGCAGAGCCCATTAGAAAAGTCGTTAGATCAACTAATAAGACCGAAAAATATCAAAGCTGCTAGAGAAGCAAGAGCAGCAAGAATACTAAACCAGACCGGACAAGAAGTAAAGCTAAAAGATATACCTGTCACTGATCTAGTGTTTCGTGTCATGACTTGGGATCATATTCCAGTCAGTCCTAAACAACCACGAAAGGTTGTAAAGAAAAAGACAGCAAAAGACATATTAGAGTTTGAAGATTTAGATAGTGAAAATCTTTTCGAAGATTTAGAACTAGAAGATACCAAAGATGAAGTAGATGACATGGTTCATGTCAAGGTCAACTTTCCTCCGTTCCAGCATTACAAAATAGATGACAAAAATAGCGCAGTATGCGTGGGTAAAAGTCATTGGAAGGGTGGTGTCAAGACTGGTGAGTTCAGTAAAGATCACGGTAAGATCACTGATAAGTTAGCAAAAATGTTCATCATGCTTTGTGAAAAATATGCCATGAAGTTCAACTGGCGTGGTTACACTTACAACGATGAGATGCGTAACAGTGCTATACTTCAACTCACTTATGTTGGACTACGTTTCAATGAGGCTAAATCAGCAAACCCGTTCGCATACTATACGGCTGCTATCACAAATAGTTTCTGCCGTGTATTGAATACTGAAAAGCGTAATCAAAATATTCGTGATGACATTCTTGAAATGAATGGATTGAACCCAAGTTATACTCGTCAAATGAGTAACACAAAGTTCAATGTTTACGAAGAATAACCAAAAAACTTTATATAAATCAAGAACTTAGATAAACTATATTGATGTCTAACTTATTTAAAAAGGCAGCAGTTTTCACAGACATACATTTCGGCTTGAAGTCAAACAGTCTTGAACATAATCAAGACTGTGCCGATTTTGTTGATTGGTTCATACAAACTGCTAAACAAGAAGGTTGCGAGTCTTGCTTTTTCTTAGGTGATTATAATCATCATCGTGCAAGTATCAATATTCACACTATGCAATATGGATTACGTGCATTGGAAAAATTGAATGACAATTTTGATAAAGTTTATTTCATTCCAGGCAATCACGATCTTTATTATCGTGATCGCAGGGATATACACAGTGTTGAGTGGGCAAGGCATTTGCCAAACGTTCATATCATCAATGACTGGTTTGCCGAAGGTGATGTAACTATCGCGCCATGGTTAGTAGGAGATGAATACAAGAAACTGCTCAAGATCAAATCAACGAAATATTTGTTTTCGCATCTTGAACTGCCACGCTTCTACATGAATGCTATGGTTGAGATGCCAGATCATGGTGAGATTAGCGATGAACATGTAGGTGGATTTGAACAAGTATACTCAGGACACTTCCATAAACGACAGTCACGTAAAAACATCTGGTACATGGGCAATGCTTTCCCGCACAACTATGCTGATGCGGGTGATGATGCACGTGGCATGATGATATTAGAATGGGGAGTTGATCCCGTATTCAAATCATGGCCTAATCAACCCACATTTCGTGTTTATAAGTTGAGCGATATATTAGAAAATCCAGACGGATATCTATTACCTCGCAGTAGCATACGTGTACATCTTGACATTGATATCAGCTATGAAGAAGCAAACTATATAAAAGAAACATTAGTACCTAAACATCAACTACGTGAGATGGCATTGATACCTATGAAACTTGATCAACATGCTATTGATCTTGCCCCAGGTGAGTTGAAGTTTGAATCAGTTGATAAGATAATATTAGATCAAATAAGCAATATTGAAAGTCAGTTTTATGATCAAAAACTATTGCTAGAGATTTACCGCAATCTATGATTACATTAAAAAATATAACATTACGTAACTTTTTAAGTATCGGTCAGGTCACACAGGCCGTGAACTTTGATAATAAAGAGCTTACATTGATCTTGGGTGAGAATCTTGATTTAGGGGGAGATGGTGCTAGAAATGGTACTGGTAAAACTACCCTCATCCAAGGTCTTAGTTATGTACTCTTTGGTACTCCGATCAATCAGATACGCAAAGACAATCTAATCAATCGTACTAATGCTAAGGGCATGATGGTTACACTAGAGTTCCATTGCAATGGGGTAGACTATAAGATTGAGCGTGGACGTAAGCCAAACGTTCTTAAGTTTTATATTGACAATAAGGAAGAAGAATGCACTAATGATGCTCAGGGTGAAAACAAAGAAACACAAGAGCATATTGAACGTGCTATAGGTATGACTCCTGATATGTTTAAGCATATCGTGGCACTAAATACTTATAGCGAGCCGTTCTTAGCTATGAAGGCTAACGATCAGCGTAATATCATTGAACAGTTGCTTGGCATCACATTGTTGAGTGAAAAAGCAGAACTAATAAAAGAACAAATCAAAACAACTAAAGACAAGATAACGGAAGAAGAGTACAAAGTAAAAGCAATCGAAGAAGCAAATAGACGTATACAAGAGCAAATAGAAAACTTAAAACGAAGAGCTAAACTTTGGGATGCCAAGCACAATGAAGATTTAAAGAAGCTCAAAGATGACCTTGAAGAGTTACGGAAGCTTGATATTGATAAAGAGCTTCAAGGTCATAAGGATTTAGCTTTATATAATCAAAAGAAAAAGGATTTAGCCGATCTTGAAAAGATGGTCAGTAGAACAGAAACTGACATCGAACGTGAAGGAAAGGCACTAAAAAAAGCTGAAAAAGAGTTAAAGTCATTGCAAGATCACAAGTGCCATACTTGCGGTCAGGACATACATGATGATCAACATAGCAAATTATTAAAAGAACGCGAAAAATTCGTAAAAGCCACTACAGACACACTTGAGACATTAAATATTGAAATGGCTCAACTAGATAAGGCCAAGAAAGACCTTGGCTCTGTCGGTAAACAACCAAAACTATATTACGACACAGAACAAGAAGCGTTCCAACATCGTAGTCTAGTTGATACCCTCATCACAAAGATTGATGAGAAAGATAAAGATATCAATCCATATACTGATCAGATCGGTGAGATGGAGAATCAGGCACTACAGGTTGTTGACTTCAATACTATCAACACATACAATAGAGTTCTTGAACATCAAAAGTTTTTGTTAGACCTTTTGACAAGTAAAGATAGTTTTGTACGTAAAAAGATTATCGATCAAAATCTCAGTTATCTCAACGCAAGGCTCACACACTACCTTGATAGAATCGGATTGCCTCATCAAGTAATATTTTTAAACGATCTATCTGTTGAGATAACTGAGTATGGGCGTGAGCTTGATTTCGACAATCTAAGCCGCGGTGAACGTAATAGATTAATACTCGGCTTAAGCTTTGCTTTCCGTGATGTATGGGAAAGCTTATATTATCCAATCAATACATTATTCATTGATGAGTTGATCGACAGCGGTATGGATAGTATCGGTGTAGAGAACAGCATGGCTATCTTGAAAGATATGTCACGCAATCGCAGTAAATCAGTATGGCTAGTCTCACACCGTGAAGAACTAGCAGGCCGTGTCCCTAGCGTATTGCATGTAGTAAAAGAAAATGGATTTACTACGTATAATACTACTAGAGATTTGATATAAATTTTTCATTCACATATAATAAAGATAAAATATAGCATGCCTAATCCACAGAAACAAAAAGGTTCAAGCTTCGAGAGAGAAGTAGCACGATATCTAAGCGCGTTATATAACGAGAGTTTTATTCGTGCGCCCGGATCAGGTGCATATGTGGGTGGTAAAAATCAAGCACGTACACAAATATTGCATGAGGGACAGATACGAAGTTTCAAGGGTGACATTGTTCCAGGACAAAGTTTCGTGAAATTCAATGCAGAATGCAAAAGTTATGCTGATTTTCCCTTTAATCTAGTGCTAGCAGGAGAATGCAAGGTATTAGACGGATGGTTAGATCAGATGATGGAAGTTGCAGATCCTAGTGATATAAACATATTGTTTATGAAGTTTAATAGGAAGGGTCGCTTTGTCGCTGTACAATCATCATTAACTTGGATCACAGATCATTTTTTATACTACACATCAACTAAACATAAAGACTGGCTTATTCTAGAGTTTGATAACTTTTTTAAGCATAATGCAGATTTATTAAAAAGATATTGTTCAGGCACAGCAGACACAAAGTCACCTCCTCCTCAAGAAAGCATACAGCTAATCACAACTCCCGTTTATATTCAAAACTAGTTTGATAGGGAATGCCCTATCCTCCTTGAGCAAGTCTAGTTTACTAGTCACCTGCGGATCTGGAGTAAAGATACTTAATTAAAGTATCGTATACCGAGAGGGCAATCGACAGGTTTGCGAACCCTCAATGAGTATATACCTTATTTCGTTTTGCGGGTATATAACATGCGTTATAGTAGATGAGAGTCTACAACTACAGTCCATAAACTTTACAGTATAACCGGTAGCGTATAACATCACAAAAGGGTAGTTATACGGGAACAAACGACATGGCGGATGGGCAGGCAAGTCCAACGTTTGGTAGTGCTGTGATAGCACTACCATGGCTTCAAAGCGGCAAGTAATATAAATCCATATAATATAAAAATACTGAGTGAGCGATAGCGAACGAAGTAGTTGTCCGAAGGACAACTTTAAAAGAATGGTAGTTGAGTCTTTTTGGTAGTTTCCAGATTTTGTTCTATTATAGTATTAATATGTTTCCTTTCTTCTAGGCTCATATTAAGTACATCAGTATAGGAAACGGATCCGCGCATATACCATGCCATTTGTAATGCATTTCTTTTTATATCTGTAACTTCGTTCTCGTAACCTGTTATAAGCTTCTGTAATCTATCGGGCGGTAGATTAAGAAGCATTACCCGAAAAAATCGGTAGGATTTAAAGTGTAAGGTTGTTTATATTGATGTGAGCATTCACTACAAGTTATCTCTAATGGCTTTAGTTCAGTAGCCGTTTTGAGTTCGGTATTGTAATCTCGCACTGCATTATATGTCTGTTTGTCGCAGTTTTGCAGGAAATCTGCTATGTAATCTTTATTATCGACTACGGTGTTCGGTGTCTTAACATATTCTATGGCTTGTGTCAAAATCTCCATAGTTAGTTCCGTGACTTTACGAAGTGCTTCTTCTGTGATTTTGTTTTTCTGATCTATATCTTTGGTATTTTCTACTTGCTGGAAAAGCTTCTGTAGCTCAAACTGCCCGATGCTAGCTGCGTTCATCTCTTTATATGATAAAGGTCTGATTTTAATAGCTAAGTCACCTAGTTCAAGTTCTTTAGAATAATCTCCTGATTTCAATGTAGCTAATACAGCCACAAGATTTACGCCATATGTTCCTTCTGCATTACATTTTGGACATTTGCTTTCTATCTCTAGATTGCTGTTTCCACCTGCAGCCTTTATAGCGATCAATATGCTGTCAAGGTCTACACTACTTAGTTGCCATGGGTCTTTTATTGACGGCACACAGCTTTTGATAAGCTCAGTCACTGCTGTGCCGTTGTATAATGCATCCGGTGTCTTTGCAGTAATCTCGTCTATAGCGGTCATGGGGTAGACAGGTAGTTCTCCGGTTTCAGGCATGTCAACTACCCCCGGCGGATATCCATGACCACCGCTAGGTAGTTTTAGATATACTGCAGGTCTACGGAAATACTGTTTCAATGGATTATCATTCATAAAGGCCTCATTATGGTATTTTTATAACTATAAATACTTTAAAGTAAGTATATTTATTGGGTCCTAAAATAGCGTAAAATAATATGACACCTGAAGAACTCGCCCAGCTGACTGATAGCATTGCTAGACTTGAAGTCACTGTAAACAATCTAGCAACCGGTATAGAGACACTAAATGTCTTGACCCCTAGATTCGGCGGATCCATGCGAGGAGCTAACATAGACCTCGACAAAATGCGAGAGATGGCTCGCAAAACAGGTGAGACACTAGAAGAATATACAGCTAGGTTAGAAGAAGTAACAGCCTTACAAATAGCTCAAGCCAAAGCTGAAGAGCAAGCAGCACAAGCCACAGAAAATGTAAAAGATGCTATGTATTCTTTGAAGACTGGCATGAACCAGTTCAAAGAAGCAATATTAAGCACAGAAAGAACTTTAGGCAAATATAGCGGTACGCTTGATAATGCCGGTGATGCTGCTATTGATTTAGGTAAAAACTTTGGATTGGCTGGCGTAGCCGCCGGCGTTGCTATTAAAGGTTTCACGACATTAGCTAGCGCAGGACTTAAACAAGCAGATGCGCAACTTAAAGCTACAGATGCATTAGCCAAAGTAGGTGCTACGGGAACGTTGACCACAGATCAAGTCCTAGATATGGGACATGCTGCAGGTCTTACTAGCAAAAATCTAGAACTATTCACGAAACCTTTACAATCAATGGGAACATCATTGATTACCTTGGGAGGAACAACTAGAGAGGCTGTAAAAGAATTTGCTAACATGACTGCTATACGAAAGGAAGAAAGACAAGCCTTTCAACGTTTAGGTATCAGTCAAGAAGAGTTAATACAAAATCAAGCAGATTATGTAAAACTTCAACAAGCTAGTGGTGTACAGATTACCGATAGCATGAAGAAAAACGGCAGGCTTCAAGCTGCAAGCTTAGAGTATACAGAAAATCTATTAAAGCTAAGTGCTATAACCGGTAAAAATGTAGATGAAGTTAAGAAAGATCAAGAGATTGCAAGAGCCGGTTATGCAACATTGATACAAACTAATAAGCTAAATCGCCAAATTAATGAAGCGGAAGCATTAGGATTAACAGATAGAGCTAATGCATTAAGAGCAGAACGTGATGCAAGAAACAAACTATTAGATACGATACAGTCTCAGGTTGGCGATCCTGCTCTATTAGCAGGTGTTCAAGAGTTTTTAGCTACTGGTGCGATAACCGAATTATCACAAAGCTTATTACAGCTTAACATTCCTATACAACAGTTTAGCCAAAGAATAAAGAACGGTGAAGATGTCACTGCTGACTTTATGGAGTCGCTAAAGAAAGGTGTTGACGCCCGAGAAGAACAAATGGGCTTCTCTCTAGCACTGTCTGAACAGACAGGAAAAATAATGGGCGTAACTACTGAGACATTGCTCGCCCGCGCAAGAATGGGCGAGCGAGACGAGAAAGACATACGCCAGAGAACAGCAGCAGAAATCGCAGCAGGTAAAAAAGAAGGTCTTGACGGTATAAAAGACGCTAGAGCTACGATGACTGAGGCAGAAATCGTACTACAAAAAGGCATAGACAACATAGTACAAACATTGAACCCATTACAAATGGGTTTTGGATTTGCTGCTGCAGCAGCAGGCGCATTAGCAATGGCTGCATATGCTGCAACTGCAGCATTAACACGTATGTCTACGGCAAGCGTTGCAGGTGATGTAATCGATGGAGCTTCAGGAAGAGGCGGATTAGGTAAGCTAGGTAGTTTAGTCAAGGGTGGAACAACACTTGCCAAATTTGGTGGATTAGCGGCAGGGGTAGTGTCAGTAGGCAGCGGTATAATGACTGCTATGGATGGTTCTAAGGCAGCAGACCAAGCAGTTGCCGAAGGCACCATGACTAAAGTTCAAGGTGAACAAGCCAAAGAAGAAGCAAAATACACTGGTGGCGGTGAAGCAGTAGGCGGTGTGATTGGTGGTGCGTTAGGAATGCTAGCTGGTCCATTAGGCGCAGCAATAGGCGGCACTATTGGAAGCAAGTTAGGTGGATTTATAGGTGGTTGGGTAGCACGTAGAGATGACGAAGAAAAACTAGCGGAAGATAAAGAGGTAGCACTGACCGCAGAAGCTACACCTGCTGGTCCTCCACCTACACTTGCTGACCTTAGAGATGCTCAAAGATTAGCGACAGAACAAAAAGATCAGACAGCAGCCCTTAAAGCATTTAATGAAAGATTGAAAAATGTTCAAGCATCAGGAACAGTATTAAATCAAGCAGTAGATTCCGGACAACAAGCACAGCCGGTGCTGCCAAACGTTGCTTCTGAACTTGGAGTAGATTCCGGACAACAAGCACAGCCGGTGGTGCCGAGCATTGCTCCTGCACTTGAAACAGCATTACCTGTAGCGGCAGCATCGCAAACTACGGCTGCATTACAAGGATTCAATGCTAACGATTATCCTGAACAACTTCAAAAATATATCAATGAAGAGATGGAAAAATCAGGTTTTGATGACGCTAGAGCAAGAGCAAAAGCCAAAACAATAGCAGAGTTAAGACTTCAACAAGACGTAGCATCAGGTGTGGTAACTCCGGCGGGGACAACAACAATAAAAGATGCGGTACCTACTGTAAAACCTGCTGAAACTCCTGAATATAAGTTTGATGAGCTTACTTCAAACGAGATAGAAAAAGCAGCACGTATATACAAGTCAATGGGTATGAACCCAGAAAATATACTGACTAGCAGCTACTTTGATAGAGCGTCATTAGAAACTAGAAAAGAACTTTTTGATACTTTAAGGAAAGATCAAGGTTACACTACTAAAGCAGCAGATTCTATCCAACAAATAGAAACACCTAATGCAGAAGATCAAAAACAAAAATCATGGTTTGAAAGAAATAAAAACACAATAAGTGGAATGGCATTAGGTATATTGGGTGGACCATTAGGAATAATGGCAGGTGGATTGATAGGTCGAACACTTGATACTAAACTAGAAGAAAAACAAGAAGATATAAAACCTGCAGATGCTTTGAAACAAGATAAAGATGAGAAGTTATCAGACGAATCATCTAGATTATCAACCAATTTTAGAAACTTATCAACCTCATTAGATATATTCTCTAGAAATGTAACTACCCTAGACAAAAACTTTGATGAGATTAATTTTGGATTAGAAGAGATGGTAGGTGATCTAACCGGAGAAGGTGATATTCGCAGTCCCGCTGAGACTATGGCAAATGATTTTAAAAATAATCTCGCTGTAGCTATGATTGATTTGCGAAGATTAGCTAATAGAGCAGTGGTATCTAGCGGGGATACACAGAGCAAAGAACCTTCTGGTACAAGCGCACAGACGGGACCGGGAGCAGCACCATCTACAGCTACCCCCGCTGCTACTGCAGAACCAAATCTAGCAAGTGCTGCGCCGACTACTAGAGGAATGAGTGCATCCGGCACAGAACCCGGTGGAAGCTCTGCCGAATCGGGAGTTTCAATACCTGATTTTGCTCAAGGAAAACCGGGTGCTGAAAAACCTATAGCAAAAGTAGTAGATGCAGGACCGGGCTTCACTACCGTGCAAACAGAAGACGGATCTGTACAAAAACGTGAAGGCGTTAGAAACTGGAGAAATAATAACCCAGGCAATCTTGAGTTTGGTAGATATGCAAAAAGTAAAGATGCAGTAGGTACTGATGGAAGATTTGCAGTATTTCCAACTCTTGAAGATGGAATGGAAGCTAAACGCGATCTAATATTTGGTAACCGTTATATTGATCTAAGCATAGCTCAGGCAATAAGCAAATATGCTCCTCCCCATGAAAACGATACTAACATGTATATTCGTCAGATCATGGAAGCTACAGGTGCAAATAGCCAGACACTATTAAAAGAATTAAGTGGGTCTCAACGCGAATCTATGCTCAGTGCCATAAATCGTGTAGAAGGGTTTAAACCAGGCAAGATTATAGAAGGGTCTATGGGAGGTATAGCATCTGGTCCTAAATCAGGTTACCCTGCATTGCTGCATGGAAGAGAAGCTATAGTTCCACTAGCAACAAATAGTTTACTAGAAAAAATGGCAAAAACTCCAGAGACTCAGCCTATTCAAACTGCAGCAACTATAACAACTACACAGACGGTAGATAGCCCTGCTCTTAACAAATCGGTACAAGATTTAGTAGCATTAAATGCAGATATGATGTCTATGATGCAAGAAAAGTTGGATGAGATGATAGACAAGCTAGGAGCCGGTAACGACATCAATAAGAAAATATACAAAACTGCGCTAGCATAACATAAATATAATAATGCCATATAAAAGAAAGTTTTTAAACAAGTCTGGTTTTACCAGCCCGATATCCGGTGCCAACAGCAATAACGGAGCTTGGAACGGAAGTCCGGGTCAAAATGGCAGCCAAACTGGTGGCTGGAACAATGATCAGTTTGGCTATCGTAACTACATGAGTAGACTTCCAGAAGTCTATACAGGGCATCCTAATCGTATCGAACGTTATAATCAATACGAAATGATGGATGTTGATGCTGAAATCAATGCTTGCTTAGATATTATATCTGAGTTCAGCACGCAGAAAAACGAACATAATCAAACACCATTCAGCCTTAATTTTAAAGAAGAACCTACACATCATGAAGTGCAGTTGCTTAAGACACAGCTACAGCAATGGTGTAAACTCAATGAGTTTGATGTAAGAATATTCAAAATATTCCGTAATGTCATCAAATACGGTGATCAAGTATTTGTGCGTGATCCAGAAAACTTTAAGTTATATTGGGTGGACATGGTTAAGGTTATCAAAGTCATCGTCAATGAAAGCGAAGGCAAGAAACCAGAACAGTACGTACTAAAAGATTTAAACATTAATCTACAAAATTTATCAGTTGCACAAAAAACTAACACAGATTTTGCCGCTAATCCAGCAACAGGATTAGGTGGTACAGGCGGTGGAACTAATACACCATATACAGTTCCAGCAATGCCATATAATACGTCCGGTAGCAGATTCACATTAGGCCAAAGTGAAAGTGCTATTGACGCGAAACATATAGTACATTTAAGTTTAACAGAAGGACTAGATCGTTTTTGGCCTTTTGGTCAATCAATATTAGAAAACATCTTTAAAGTTTACAAACAAAAAGAACTATTAGAAGATGCAGTTTTAATCTATCGTGTACAACGTGCACCAGAACGTAGATTGTTTAAAATAGACGTTGGGAACATGCCAAGTCATATGGCTATGGCATTCGTAGAACGTATCAAAAACGAGATACACCAACGTAGAATTCCTAGTGTTTATGGTGGAGCATCAATAGTTGACGCTACATATAATCCACTGTCAATGAATGAAGATTACTTCTTTCCAGTCACCGCAGACGGTCGCGGATCATCAGTAGAAGTTATGCCAGGTGGACAAAATCTAGGCGAGATCGACGATCTACGTTATTTCAACAATAGATTAGCACGTGGATTACGTGTACCAAGTTCATACTTACCAACTGGTCCTGATGACAGCGACAGACCATTAAGCGATGGTCGCGTTGGTACAGCATTGATACAAGAATATCGCTTCAATCAATATTGCGAAAGATTGCAAAACTATATCTCTCAAAAACTAGATGAAGAGTTTAAGCTTTTCTTGCGTTGGAGAGGATTTAATATTGATGCAGGATTATTCACAACGGAGTTTAATCCGCCTCAAAATTTTGCTGCTTATCGTCAAAGTGAGCTAGACACTGCTAGAGTGCAGACATTTACATCTATGGAACAGTTGCCCTATATAAGCAAACGCTTTGCACTAGAAAGATTTTTAGGATTAACTGAAGAAGAAATAGCTAAAAACGAAAAACTATGGCGTGAAGAGAATGACAAGGCGGAAGTAGAAGATCCTAAGGGCACTGACTTACGTAGCATAGGTGTATCTACTAGCGATATTGAAAGTGATGAACAGACTAGCGACAACCTAGAAACTCCGCCTGAAGGCGAACCGTTAGCCCCGGATAGTGTAGCAGGTCCAGTAGCAGGACCCGGGCAAGGCATGCCAGCTCCGGGCCCGGCAACACCCGGCAGTCCGCCAGCTTAAGATAAATAACATTATGAAACTGTTAGAAATGTTTGACCCACCTGTAGCAGGCTATCAGGATACAAACTCTGATAATAGCAAACCTGTATGGCGAACTAGCAGAAAAACTAAGCTTACGCTTAAACAAATACGTAAACTAAGACGTATGTTAGATGTTAGAAACTATGAAAAGAAACAATATCTATCTAAAATAAGAGATCAATACAGCGCAGCAAATCAGCAGCAACAAACTCCAAGTCTGTAAAATCGACAATAAATCATTAAAAACGTAAAAAAATAGCACTTATTGAGTGCTTTTAATAAGTGCGCACTAAATATTTCTACAAAGCCATTTCTAACCAGGAGATTTATAATGGAAAACAAAAAGTTTGAGCAACTCATTGAGCTTATAATCAATGAGAACGAAGATAAAGCCCGCGAACTATTCCACGAAATCGTAGTAGAAAAGTCACGCGAAATCTATGAGTCAATCATGGATGAAGAGATGATGGAAGCTAAAGATGATGAAGAAGAGGCTGTAGAAGAATCTGCAGACTCAGAAGAAGATTCTTTAGAAGAATCAATGGATGACACGGACGAAGGAATGGGCGGACAAGTAGGCGACCTACTTGACGAAATTAACTCAGAAGAAGCCGGTGGCATGACCGAAGATGATGAAGCAGACATTGAGTTTGATGACGAAGCTGAAGAAGCAGGTGACGATTTAACAGGGGATCTAGAAGCAGCACATGACGGCGAAGAGCATGAAGGTGATCTAGAAGACCGCGTAGTTCAAATCGAAGATAAGCTAGACGAATTAATGGCTGAGTTTGAATCAATCATGGGCGGCAGTGATGACGCAGGCATGGGAGACGAAGGTGGCGAAGAAGAAATGGATGCAGTTATGGAAGCAACACAGCTTCAAAAAGTAGCAGCTCCAAGTCACGGTGATGACGGCGCACAGAAAAAGAGCCCAGTACCACAGAACTCAGGCAAAGCAGGTATGGACAGCAAGCCTGTGAAGTTCGCAGGTAGCTCAGAGACTGTACCAAACGGTCCTAAAGCTCCAAGCAATGCATATACAAAGGGCGAGAAAGATTTACCAGGAGCTGGTAAGTTCAAGAACGTCCCAGGCGGAAAGGCTAAGGTCGATCTAAGTGCTGCACCAAAACCCGTAACAAAGGATGGTTCATCAGGCACTAAGAGTCCGGTAGCCAAGTAAGTTAAAGTAACTGGAGACAATGGCTTTGTATCTCAAGGAACATTTAACTTTTGATAGAGCAAATATGGTCGTTGAGTCTGTTGCAGAACAGGGAAACGATCTGAAGACCCTCTACATGAAGGGCATCTTCATTCAGGGCGGGGTAAAGAATGCGAACGAGCGTGTTTACCCCGTTTCCGAAATAGAAACTGCTGTAGGCACTCTCAATAATCAAATACAAGAGGGTTACAGCGTATTGGGTGAAGTCGATCATCCAGATGATTTAAAAATCAACCTAGACCGCGTCAGCCATATGATCACAAGTATGTGGATGGATGGCGCAAACGGTTTCGGTAAACTAAAGATTTTACCAACTCCAATGGGTCAACTTGTAAAGACTATGTTGGAGAGTGGTGTAAAACTAGGCGTTTCAAGTCGTGGATCAGGTAATGTAAACGACATGGACGGCAAGGTAAGTGATTTCGAAATAATCACTGTTGATATCGTCGCACAACCAAGCGCACCTAACGCATATCCTAAAGCAATATACGAAAGCCTCATGAATATGAAGCATGGTCATAAAGTTTTAGATATCGCTAGGGATGTAAGGGGCGACAAGAAGGTACAAAGTTACTTGGGTGAGGAAGTAAAACGCCTCATCAAGGAACTTAAAATAAAATAATAGGGGATATGAGCATGTTAGATGCTATCAAACCATTACTTGATTCTGGTTTAATCAATGAAGATGTTTCCAAGTCTCTTAACGAAGCTTGGGAAACTAAATTGAATGAAGCTAAGGAACAAGTACGTGCAGAACTCCGCGAAGAGTATGCACAAAAATACGAGCATGATCGTAGTGTGATGGTTGAAGCCCTAGACAAGATGATTACAGAAAGCTTGTCCGAAGAGATTGCAGAATTTCACGAAGAAAAGAAAGCAATCAATGAGGATCGTGTAGCAGCCAAGGTAAAGCTACAAGAAAGCGCAGCCAAGTTCAATGATTTCATGGTTAAGAAGTTAGCCGAAGAAATCCGTGAACTACGCAACGACCGTAAAGTACAAATGGAAAATCAGCAAAAGCTTGAAAAGTTCATTGTACACGCACTTGCCCGTGAAATCAAAGAGTTCTCACAGGACAAGAAGGCAGTTGTAGAAGCCCGCGTCAAGCTAGTCACAGAAGGAAAGAAGCAGTTGGAGGCACTCAAGAACAAGTTTGTTAGTGAAAGCGCCAAACGCATCAATATTGCTGTGACAGGTCATTTAAAAGGTGAGCTATCACAACTTAAAGAAGACATCAAATCAGCCCGTGAAAATAACTTTGGACGCAAGTTGTTTGAAGCATTCGCTAGCGAATACTCTGTAACTTATCTAAATGATAAGGCAGAAGCTCGCAAGCTAATGACAGCAATCGAAGCCAAAGAAAAGGCACTAGCTGAAGCTACAGCAAAAGCTGAAGAAGCTGAAAAGCTAGTAGAATCAAAGGATCGTGAGGTTCGCATTATCAAGGAATCAACTCAGCGTGAAAAGACACTAGGAGAACTTCTAGCGCCTCTAAACAAAGAGAAATCTGAAGTAATGAGAAGCTTACTAGAAAGCGTTCAGACACCAAAACTGAAGTCAGCTTTCGACAAATATTTACCAGCAGTTCTAAACACAACATCTGAAAAGACTGGCGCTAAAACAGCCTTGACAGAAAGTGTTATTAAAGAAGTGACTGGTGATAAAGAAACTGCCAAAAATGAAGTTGACACAAGTGACAGAGATAATGTCATTGATATCAAGCGTCTGGCAGGGCTTAAGTAAGACATATATTAGGAGATAATGAAAATGTCAAAAGTACTCTTAGAAAGCCGTTGGGACGAGACCAAGGAAGCCCTACTAGAAGGCTTGAAAGGAACTCGCCGTTCAACAATGGGTGTTGTATTAGAAAACACTCGCAAGCAGTTGCTAGCTGAATCTTCAGCAGGCACAACTACTGCTGGTAATATCGCAACATTAAATCGCGTTATTCTTCCAGTAATCCGTCGTGTTATGCCAACTGTTATCGCTAACGAGCTAGTCGGCGTTCAGCCAATGACTGGTCCAGTTGGTCAGATCCACACATTACGTGTACGCTACGCTCAGTCATTGACTGACAACTCAGCAGCACAGACATCTGTAACTGCTGGTGAAGAAGCATTGAGCCCATTCAAAATTGCTCAGGCATATTCACGTTCACCACAAAATGCAACAACATCAAGCTATTACAGTGCAAATGATACTGCTGCATTAGAAGGTAACGGTGGTAAGTTAATCAGCGTACAAATCTTACGTCAGGCTGTTGAAGCCAAATCACGTAAGTTGCAAGCACGTTGGACGTTCGAAGCTGCACAAGATGCGCAGTCACAACATGGTATTGACGTTGAAGCAGAAATCATGGCAGCACTTGCCCAAGAAATCACTGCTGAAATCGATCAGGAAATCTTGTTGTCACTAGCAACTCTAGCTGCAACAGAATTCACATACAACCAAGCAACAGTATCAGGTACTGCTACATACGTTGGTGACGAACACGCTGCTCTAGCTGTTCTAATCAATCGTGTTGCAAACTTGATTGCACAGCGCACTCGTCGCGGTGCAGGTAACTGGGCAGTTGTAAGTCCAGCATCATTGACTGTTCTACAGTCAGCAACAACTTCAGCATTCGCAAGAACAACTGAAGGCACATTCGAAGCACCAACTAACACTAAGTTTGTTGGTACATTGAACGGTGCAATGCGTGTATTCGTCAACTCATATGCTCCAGATACTCAGCCAGTATTGGTTGGTTATAAGGGATCAAGTGAGACAGACGCAGCAGCATTCTACTGCCCATACATCCCATTGATGTCAAGCGGCGTTGTTCTAGATCCATCAACATTCGAACCAGTCGTGTCATTTATGACTCGTTATGGTTATATCGAATTGACTAACACTGCAAGCAGCTTCGGCAACGCAGCAGACTACGTTGGTGAGATCGCTGTACAGAATTTGACTTTCCAATAATAGTTGGATCGATCAGTTCGAAAAGATTGGGCGCATATGCGCCCTTTCTTTTTTATGATATACGTATATCACTATCAACTGTCATATTCATAACAGATTTACGGCCCTTCTTCAATCGTTTTTGATATAATCTGCTACAGTTGGCGCATAATGTTTTTAGATTACTTTCTTTTTTGTTCTTTTTATTACCGTCTTTAAAAACTAAATCCATTTGACATTTATCTTGTGCTTTGAAATTACAAAACTCACACTTGATTTCTTTATGTTGCAGGTGCTTATGCTTATCGCTATAAAGCATCTTGCTACAATCGACACAATATTTGTGCCATTTTTTATAACCTAGTTTACTTTTTCCATTATATTTTGCTGGGACTATTCCGCAATGGCTACAAACAGGTCTAGATTTTTGTTTTGTTAGCATGATTATATTTAGAAAAAAGTTCTCCATGGGTCTTTTTTCCATACCTTAGATTTTGCATATTTGATAAATATTAAAATAGAGGATCGTTGATGGCTGCTGAACCATTTAATTCGTTAGGCGGATATACAGTAGGAATACCGCCGGTATCAATCGTTGATAGTAACGGTAACATAACTACCAATGTAAACGCGCCAGCGGCTAATGTTACAGCTAACAGAATATTTGCTAATGCATACCTATATGCTAACGGCATATCTATAATAACAAATGCTGCCGGCACAAATACCCAAGTACAATATAATAATGCTGGTAACTTTGGGGCTAGCTCTGCATTTGTTTTCAATAGCGCTAGCAACTTACTAACAGTACAGAATATAGCTGTTTCAAATATCTCTAACTTAGGAAACGTTGAAAATGTAAGAATATTTGGTGGTATAAACGGATACTTCCTACAGACTGACGGTGATGGAAATCTAACTTGGGCAGCCGGTGGTAATGGGGGCGGCGGTAATGGCAGTCCCGGCGGCGCCAATATGCAAGTTCAGTACAATGATGCTGGCGAATTTGGCGGCGATGCAGGTTTTATATACGATAAAGACACTAATGTTTTAACTGTAAAAGACATCAATGTAGGTAATATATCAGCAAACTATATCGTTAGTAACTGGGATGTCAATGCTAATGTAGTAGTTGCTAACTACCTATACGGAGACGGATCTAATATATCTAATGTCACTGCCGCACATGCAACGACTGCGGACACAGTAGTAGATAACGCACAACCCAATATCACTAGTTTAGGAACATTAACAGAACTTAACTTATCCGGTAACATCAATAATGCCAACTGGATATATTCTAACTACTTTGCAGGTAACGGTAATCCGTTATTTGGTATAGCTGCAGCAAATATAGTAGGTACAATAGCTAACGCTAACTTTGCAAGTTATGCCGGCAATGTGACTAATGCTGCTCAACCTAATATTACAAGTGTAGGAACATTAACAAGTTTATCTGTAGCTGGTAATATTAGCGGCAGTAATGCATCGCTCAGTGGTTCTTTATCTGTCACTAATATAACTATAAGCGGTAACGCAAACACTAGTCCCGGATCTACTTTACGAGCTTTCGGGGATGTAAACTTTACACAATCAGCTAATGTATCCTTAGGTGCTATAACAAACGTACATATATCCGGCGGTGTAAATGGATATGTGATTGCTACTGATGGTGCAGGTAACTTATATTGGACTGCAGGGGGCGGAGGGGGCAACGGCACTCCTGGTGGAAGCAACACGCAAATACAGTACAATGATGCAGGATCATTTGGCGGTAGTGCATTCTTTACATTCAATGAGAATACAAACAACGTACAGATCGCAGGAAACCTAATAGCTAATGGTATCACAGTAGGTTCAGGTATATACCAATTTAGTTATAGCAATGTATATTTTGCAACTACTAACAGCACGTCACCTAACCAAGTATTACTTGCTATTGAAGCAGATAACGGTGTAGGTGGTGGCAATATAGCAGCAGTCGATTACACTATTATTTCTACAGACGATATTATTAGAAATTTCATAAAGATTTCATGTGTACGTATGAACTCTACTATCAACTATGTAGAATACAGCACGCTACCAATAAACGGATATACAGGTGATTTTCAGGTACAATATAGCGCAGGAAATGTTATTACACCTGCAACAATTCAACTGGTTTTGACACCTCAAAGTGGCAATTTAATGACACATAAAATGATGATAACGGCTTATTATGATTGATTTTGATAAATATAGTATAACGGAGATTAGCAACCATGGCACTTAGACCACTCAATTCCGTCGGCGGCTTTAGCGTCGGCGAGATACCACAAACAATCATCGACGGTAATGGTAACGTTACTGCAAATTTTGCTACATTTAGTGGCAACTTACTTATTTCAAACGCGAACGCTAGCTGGGGCGTTCTTACAGACAACTTATATTATAGCAACGGTCAGCCATGGGACTTACAAGAAGCTGCAGGTAGCAATAATCAAATACAGTTCAACACAAATAGTAACTTTGCAGCAAGCGCAAATCTAACATTTGACCCATCTACTAATCTTTTAACAGTAATCGGCAATGCTCAGTTTAATAATGCTAATCTTGGAAACTTAGCTATTGCTAATTTTGTAAATGTTGCATCTAATCTTGTTACAAATAATCTCTCAGTTAATAGCGAAATTTCAGGCAATACAGCTAACTTTAGTGGTAACGTTACTGTACCTAACCTAACCGTTAACCTAGCAGTATCTGGAAATACTGCAAACTTTACAGGCAATATTTCTGCAGGTAATGCAAATCTTGGTAACCTAGCAACTGCTAGCTTTGTAAATGTATCAAGCAACCTAAATGTTACGGATACTGCTAACGTAGGTAACTTACGCACTAATAATCTATTGTATGCTAACGGTCAACCTTGGGACTTGCAAGAAGCAGCAGGTAGCAACACACAAATACAATACAATGACGGTAACAGTAATTTTGGTGCAAGCGCAAACTTTACATTCAATGATACAACAAATGTATTGACTGTAAACGGTAATGCAAACGTAACCAATACACTAATAACACCAAATGTAAACAGTGGTAGTGGTAATCTAACACTAACATCAAATGGTTTCAGCACTGTTTATGATAACACAGGAAATGTTACATTCCCAGCAGGCGGTACAGTAACAGTTGGTACACTTGTAGGTAACGTACAAGCCAACATCAACATCACTGCTCCAAATACTACTATACTATTCTCAGACGCCGGTCTTGTAGATGGTAGTAATGCATTCACATTCGATAAGTTAGCAAATAGCGTAACACTAACTGGTAACATACAAGTTGATAATGCAAATCTTGGTAATCTTGCTTATGCAAACTATATCAATGTTGCAAGCAATCTCGTATCAAACAACGTAACTGTAAATCTTGAACTTGCAGGTAATACTGCAAACTTCAGTGGTAATGTCATATTACCTAACTTGACAGTCAACACTGAACTAAGTGGTAATACTGCAAACTTCAGTGGTAATGTCATATTACCTAACTTGACAGTCAACACTGAACTAAGTGGTAACACTGCAAACTTCAGTGGTAATGTCATATTAC